CACACTTCTTTCGTATTGGACAGCTTGGACGATAAGTCGTTATCCAGATAGTCAATATTTATATATTAGTTATGGTCATGACTTAGCTGCTAAACATACTGAAATGATTAAACGTATAATTAGTTGCGCCCATTTTAAAGATATTTTTGGCATTCAAATTAGGCATGATTCTAAAGCCAAAGATCATTTTAGAACCACAAAAGGAGGGTCTGTAAAAGCATTTGGATCTAGTGGTGGGATCGTTGGGCATGATGGAGGCCTTCCTAATCTAGATAGATTTTCTGGTGCAGTTCTTTTGGATGATTTACATAAAATCGATGAAGCCCATTCAACTACTATTCGTCAAAAAGTAATCGAAAACTATCGAGAAACTATTTTGCAGCGCCCTCGGTCGCCAAATGTCCCGATTATTTTCATTGGGCAACGAGTTCATGAAGAAGATATCGTTAATTATATGTTGAGCGGTAATGATGAAAGAAGATGGAAAACGGTCATATTAAAAGCCATTGATGAAAATGGTTTTGCACTTTATCCAGAAGTAAATCCTTTGTCTCAACTTAAAGAAAAACAAGAGAAGAATCCTTATGTTTTCGCAAGCCAGTTTCAACAAGATCCAATCCCAGCAGGTGGCGCGTTATTTAAGCCAGAAAACTTTGTATTACTGGGCACGGAACCAGAAATGCTCGTCACTTTCATTACTGCAGATACCGCAGAAACTGCAAAATCATACAATGACGCTACCGTCTTCAGCTTTTGGGGGGTGTATGACATTATCGAGTTTGGTCAAGCAACTGGGCAGCGAGGACTTCATTGGTTAGATTGCCTTGAGATTCGTATTGAGCCAAAGGATTTGAAAGATGCATTCATGGACTTTTACTCAGATTGCATGATTCATCCTGTTAAACCATTGATGGCGGCCATTGAGAAGAAGTCTACTGGTGTCACGCTTGTTAGTACGCTTCAAGATATGCGTGGGCTTCAGATTAGGGAAGTAAAACGAACCAAGGCATCAGGCAGTAAAACGGAACGGTATTTAGAAATGCAGCCACTTATAGCGGCTAAGATGGTGTCATTTACTGATGGCGCAAAACATCTTCAAACCTGCATTACTCACATGGCCAAGATTACTGCCAATGACACGCATCGCCATGACGATATTTGCGATACCCTCTATGATGCAATAAAAATAGCGCTTATCGATAAAACTTTAGTCTATGACACTAACCAACATACCCAGAAAGCTGCTACTATTCTTCAAAAACAAAAGTCAACACTTAAAGCTAGGAGCAATTTGTATGGCGGTCATTAATAAGGTCGCATCAGACCAGCTCGAACGAATCAAGAAGAACGTTCGCACATCCCACCTATATTTTAAAGACAATGCGACTCGTTATCGTGAGTTTAGAAAGTACGTTTTTAAAGAGTCCGTTAATGAGCAGCAAAAGGCTGTACTCCAGCAACTCAATCGTCCTGTCATCGAATTTAATATTCTTGAGGCATACATCAGTCGCCTGCTTGGTGAGTTTTCAAAACATGAGCCAAGCATCGAAGTATCTCCTGCAGAAGGCGTTCCCGTAAATCAAGAAGTTCTTGACGTTGTTGAAGGACACATTCGCCATATCTTTCATGACTCGAATAAAAATTCATTTAGCTATGAGATTTACAAAGACTTATTGTCTGGCGGTTATTCAGTTGCTAAGGTTTGGACTGATTACGCTTCACCCATGAGCTTTAATCAGCAGATTTATTTGACTCGAGTGTTTGATCCCACACTCTGCGGCTTTGATCCAATGGCCCGAAGCAGCCATAAAGGTGACGGTCAATATAGTTTCGAAATCTATCCCATGCTTGAAGAAGACTTTAAACGTGAATTTCCAAATGCTGAGGTTAGCAACATTGGTTATGTTCGCGATATCGAAGGCTTTAACTGGTCTTACAAGGACATCCAAGAACAAAAGATTATATTGGTTGCCGACTATTATGAAAAGAAAAAGAAACGCGTCAAGATAGTTAAACTTGCCAATGGGCGCGTCATGCGTATGAAGGATTATGAGAAACTTGAGAAGTATTGGGTCGAGCAGCAATTTATTGAGCAGATTCCGGCGATTGTAGGTGAGCCTCGTATGACCGAGATTGAGACAATCTCGCGTTACAAGATTAATGAATCGCAAGTTCTTGAACATATAGAAACGGATTATTCTTATTTGCCTCATGTGTTTGTTGATGGAAATTCAATTTTATTAACGCAAGGAACGTCTAACAATACGTATCAAATGACACGACCTTATGTTTATCATGCAAAAGGTGTGCAAGATTTGAAAAACTTTGCTGGGCAATCTCTGGCAAACTATCTTGAAAACATGATTCAACATAAATTCATTGTTAAGAAGGAAGCGATTCCTCAAGAACAAGATTATTTAGAGGCATTAAATGATATTCAGCGAGCAAATACTGTTGTGGTTAACGCGTTTTCTGAAAACAACCCGGAAATTGCTATTCCAGACCCTATCCGGGAAGTACAGAATTTACCGGCGCCTCCAGAAGTTATGGGTGCGTTTCAGATTACAGACCCTACAACTCAAACCATATTGGGAAGTTTTGCAAGCAATGTTGGCCGCAATGACCAGGACTTGTCTGGAAAGGCCGTTATTGAATCTGCTACTGTGGGCAACGCTGCTAGCATGCCTTATGTCGTATCTTATTTAGCGGCACTAACGCAGATTGGAAATATCATTGTTGATTTAATGCCGAAATACATTGTTGGCAAGCGCACGATACCTGTAGTTGATATGGCGGGGAACAAAAATTACAAAGAAGTGAATAGCCCTCAGAATCCTATGTTGGATTATGACGAACGTGCTATTAAAGTTAACATTGATGCGGGAATCAATTTCCAAGTACAGAAAACGAAGGCTATGGAACAGATTATCGCGCTTATGCAGGCGTCGCAAGAGTTTGCTCAGTTTATGAACTCGCCCATGGGCTTACCAATATTGCTCGATAACGTTGAATGCTATGGCGCAGATAGATTGAAGGAAGCGTCTGACGCCTGGCTAAAACAGCAGCAACAGCAGCAGCAGCAACAGCAGCAAATGCAACAACAAGCGATGATGATGGACCCACGAATGCAGAAGGTTCAGGTTGATAAGCAGAAGGTACAACTTGAAGCGCAGCAGTTGCAATTGGATCAACAGCAACAGCAATTTGATAATCAGATTCAGATTGCTAAAATGGCTATTGACAAGGAACTAAGTGATGCAAAAATCCTTGAAGCTGAAGCAAAAATATCTCAAGCTCAGATTGATTCTGCCGTGCGTCTCGAAGAGAGTCAGACATCCTTAGAACGTCATGCTCTGGATGCTGCGGCTAAGATTGCCGAAGTAAAATCACGCGAGCACAATGACCATCTTGCTACACATAAATTGGCGCATGAAATATCAAAAGGAGAAAAACATGACGAAGTACAAACTAACGATTAGTGAAATTGAAAAACAAAGTAACTGTCATAAGTTAGAGCGAGACGGTTTTAGCAAGGAGCAAATAATGAAGACAATGTACAAAGAGACCGAAGGAGCAAGCCAGCGTGAACGAGAGCAAATCATCTCCAAACTTTATGACAGGAAGGAATAAATATGTTAGCACTTATCGGAAGCATGGCCTTAGGATTTATCGAGAAAGAACTCGTTAAACTAGAGCCCGAAATTCAACAAGAATTATTACAAGAAATTTCCAAATTGAGCAATTTACTGATAGAGTTTGTTAACTCTAAGCTGGGGATTAAAAATGGCAACTGATAAGTGGATTCAGAAGGCTGTTGGTAAGCATAAAGGTAAACTACATAAAGAGCTGGGCGTTCCTGAAGGCGAGAAGATTCCGGCCAAGAAAATGGCTAAAGCAGCTAAAAGCAAAAGCCCCACTATTCGCAAAGAAGTTGCACTTGCTAAAACTTTAAAAAAACTTCATAAATAAGGAATCATCATGGCTAAAGAGATGCGCAACAAAAAAGAAATGAAGAAACCTAAGAAAGAGAAACATATGGATGTTAAAGAAGACAAGGCGCTTATCAAGAAGAGTGTTAAAAAAGATTGTTTGAAATAATCATGCCACTTAAGAAAGGTAAAAGCAAAAAGGTAATTTCAGAGAACATTTCTGAGATGGTAAAGGCTGGACATCCTCAAAAGCAAGCAGTTGCGGCTAGTCTTAATGAAGCGCGGGAATCTGGCGCCAAGATACCCAAGAAGCCAAAGAAAAGGAAATAATCATGGCAGAAACAAAGAAGAAAGTTCCAAAAGATACGAAGCTTAAACCTGGACAGCCTGAGAATTATGCTAGTTCGACCATTAAAGGCAAAGGCGATACTAAGAAAGAAGATATTAAGAAGTTTGGAATGCCTGAGAAGAAAGGGAAGAAGGCTAAGAAATAGAACATGCACAAGAAACATTGATTTCATGTGCACATTGCATTTACATGCACAAGCTATGCCGACCTAGCCACTCCAGATAGCCAGTCTCATCAGGTCTCCTTAGGGGAGTGGTTAAGGAAGGCGCCAATTATCTCCATCGTAGCTCAATTAGCAGAGCGCCGACTTTTATCGGCAGGTCCAAGTGCAAATCTTGGCATGGAGTCCTATTGACATCCTTGTTTAATAAGCAAATAATTGCACTATAAGGCTACAAGGCTATAGTTTTGTTATCTGTTTTTTCAGTGGCAAAGCATCCTCAAATCGTAGCCTTCCTAACGTCGCCAAACGACAACCTGGCCGAATCTTTGCACGTAATGCATTGTTTATTACTACGGTGACGCCGAAAAAAAGTCGACAGAAGGATTTAAGATGACTGAAGATTTAGAGATTGTTAACCAGGGTGAAGAAAGTCCTGTTCAAGAAACTCAAGGTGAACCTGCTAATGACATGCTTAATAAAGCAACGGTGTCAAAGATAGTTGAGCGGGAACGTCAAAAGGCATTCGAGAAAGGCAAACAAGAGGCACTCATGGAATTACAGCAACAACAGCAGCAGGCTCAACAAGAACAGCAACCACAACAACCACAGATGCAACAACAAGGTCAAGTTGGAATGGGTGGAATGCAACAGTTGTCTCCGGCTGATATTGAGCGAATGATTTCAGAGAAAGCACCTCAAGCAATACAAGACCATGTCAACCGACTGCAAACACAACAAACTGTAGATAGTTTCGTTGCGAAAATGCAGGCTGGTGAGGCGCGGCATCCTGGGCTTGAAGCAAAGTTAAATGATTTGGATTATTCAACCATGGCGCCGTTGGTTCAAATGGCGAACAACATGGAAAATACTGCGGATATTATGCAAGAGTTGTTAGACAATCCTATGAAGATGGGCAATCTAATGACGCTTATGTATACGCAGCCGAAGCTTGCTCAAAAGGCAATGGCGGACTTGAGTACATCAATAAAAACAAATCAGGATGCAAAAGCTCAAGAAGTACAAGCTCGAGACCCAATGAGTCAATTAAAACCTTCATCAAGTGCTGGAATAGATAACAGTGCAATGTCGGTGACTGATTTTAGAAAGATGTTTAGATAATCAAATTCTGCTGACATTGATTAAAGCTGTTATCTCCGAAATCATCATTTTTTGGAGTTTTAAACAATGTCAACAACACCTGTCAATATTTTACAGACCGTACAAACATATCAAAAAGCGGAGCTTGCTTGGCTATTGAATAGTTTCGTCGGCATTAGCATGGCTAATAAAAAGTATAAAGGTTTTAATGAGCTGACTGCAAACTTAGGCGACACCGTAACATTTGATACAACGCCTCGTTATATTTCTTACGCTGGTCTTGTTATCACCGAACAACCCTCTGTTCAGCGCGTTCAATCATTAACTTGCTCACAAGCAGCTAACGTTGCAGCCGCATATACTGACCAACAATTCATATTTAACGTTCGTGATTACATGGAACGATTTGGTATGTCAGCAATGAAAGAGCTTGGTTCATTGGTTGAATCAGACATTCTTCGTAACTTCATTTCTGGTGTAGTAGTTAACGATCCACAAAATGCTAACTTTGGCGCTGCTCAAGTTAACTCTGGTCCTTTCCGTTTCTATGGTGATGGTGTAACTCCAATCAACAGCTTC